AATAAAATGATCAAAGACGCCAAACCAAAGCCAACAGACGTGCAGACAGCAATATCATACATGCTAAATAATGCAGAAACATACCTGACAAGTGCAGAAATAATCGCAGGATATCGTGAGGCACAGCCAAGCCATAACAACACAGTCTCAGATAAAGACATCAATAACGCAGCAAGACGCCTATTCGATCAAGGCAGTATCGCAAAGGCAGAAGTCTGGGCAAGGCCAGATCAAAGAAAGGCCAGCTTCAATCTGTGGGCAATCTCAACAGATAGGTTCACCGCATGACAGAAGAACAATTCAACCGCATCATTAACGCAATGCCAAATAAAATCGATGAAAACCAAATTATCGCAATCTTCGCAACCATCATCGAAGGCTACCAAATGGAAGAAAAATGGCCCGAAATTATGATCGGCATCACAAAATCAATCGGATATACAGAGGAGACAATGCATTGACCAGACAGGCCATAGTACGGCAACATTTCAAAGTGGATCACCTGACCTTTGAATTAACCGAAACAACATACGCAGTCATAGCTGGAGAAGCAGTACACGCAAAAGACCGTAAGCCGCTATTCACTGGAACAATAACAAAAGGCACCGCAACAGAGCTACGCCGACTGGCGCACCAATTCGATGAAAGAGAGGATAAATTATGACCGATAAAATAAATGGACTTGAAGCAATCGCAAGAGTCGCAGCATTCGTTCACGAACACCCCGACATCAAACCAAAAGATCACAGGAAAGTAATGGCAGAAATGCTGGAGCCAATGATCGAAGAATTATTCGGCAACGAATACGAACCATATAAAGAGGATAAATTATGATCATTAAATCTTGGGAATTTAGAGGCTTCGAATGGAGCCACGATCTGCCAGACTGGCTGCAACCAGAATGCTCTAAGCGTAAAGGTAGCCCATTTTTATGGGTCCACACGCAGCAAGGCGAACAGCCAGTAAAGTCAGGACAATACATCGCAATCAACCTAAGAGGCCACGTCACCGTCCACAACACAAAGCCAGACGGGTGGAAAAAAGAAACAATCGCAGGCGCTGCCTTCGTAATATTTATTGCAATCGTAGCCGTGGCAATGCTATCCCTCTAATTGCACTTTCTGCTCAACTGGCCCCGCTACTTTGCGGGGCATTTTTTTATCATAATAACGACAACCCTTTTTTTTAATTTAATTTTGTATTATATGAAAATTAAAGGGAGCTATCATCATGGCAAAGAAAAAATCAAAAAACCCTGTGGGTAGACCAAGGTTTGAGGTCACGCCAGAAGTGCTGAAAGAAGTCGAAGAAATGGCAGGACGTGGATTAACCATCAGCCAGATGGCTTCCTGCTTGGGTATTTCACCCGCAACTATTTACAATAAACAGTCCGAATATTTAGAGTTTTTAGAGACTATAAAAAAAGGACAGGCAATTGGCCTTCAAAAAGTCACCAATGCCTTATTTGAAAATGCTACCGTCGAGCGGGATAATGTCGCCATAATTTACTACCTAAATAACAGGGATAAAGAAAACTGGTCGAACAAGCATGAGGTCGCAACCACCGTCGAGCATAAAAATGTCATAGATTTAACAAGGATGAGTGATGACCAACTCAGCGCAATTGCAGCAGCTTTTAAGCAAGTTGACACTGGAACAGGTTCAAGCGGAGCGTTACCGCAGATCATTGAGGGAGTTTACGAAAGCCGCATGGCCGACGATTGAACCGGGCGTCGATTTTAAAAACAATTGGCACATAGATGCCATCAGTGATCACCTCCAAGCCGTGGCAGAGGGCGGGATCAAGCGCCTGATCATCAACGTGCCGCCAAGACACATGAAGTCCATAAGCGTGGCCGTGGCGCTGCCTGCGTGGACTTGGGCCACACAACCCCACAAGAAGTTCCTTTATGCGTCCTACGCCTCCTCCCTGTCGATCAGGGATAGCACCAAGTGCCGAAGGCTGATCGATAGCCCGTGGTACAAGGCGCACTTCGGTGACAAGTTTAAGCTCACCGACGATCAAAACCAAAAGCAGCGTTTTGAAAACGATAAGACAGGCTATAGGATCGCCACCTCAGTCGGGGGCGCACTAACTGGTGATGGTGGAGACATCATCTGCATCGATGATCCACACAACAGTGTGGAGGCCGACAGCAGCAAAGTCAGGGAAGGCGTGCTGGAGTGGTGGGATCAGGCCATGCAGACACGCCTTAACGACCCAAAGACGGGCGCGTTTGTCATCATCATGCAAAGATTGCACGAACAAGACCTCACGGGCCATATACTCGCCAATGAGCTAGGGGATGAGTGGGACCACCTGTGCCTGCCTGCCAGATATGAGCTAGGCCACCCAACGCCCAACAGATCGGCCCTTGGCTTCACAGACCCACGCACAAAGGAAGGCGAACTGCTATGGCCCGAAAGGATGGACGAGAAGACCCTGACCACCCTAGAGCGCAGCCTTGGCTCCTACGCAGCCGCTGGGCAGCTACAGCAGCGACCAAGCCCGAAGGGCGGTGGAATACTGAAGGCAAGCTGGTGGGTGCCGTGGGAAAAAGAGGACATGCCAGAGGTAAGCTACGTCATTCAATCTTGGGACACCGCCTTTGAAACAAAAGAAAGCTCAAGCTACTCTGCCCGTACAACGTGGGGCGTCTTCAAGAAAGACGGCTGCGACTGCCTGATCGTGCTGGAGGCTTGGTGGGACAAGGTCAGCTACCCAGAGCTACGCAAGCTGGCGCAGGAAGCCTACGACGATTGGCAACCAGATGCCGTCCTGATCGAAAAAAAGGCGTCAGGCCAATCCCTCTTGCAAGACCTGCGTATGGCAGGCGTACCAGTATTGGCATATTCACCAGATCGTGATAAGGAAGCTCGCGCCCACGCAGCAAGCGCACTATTGGAGGATGGAAGAATTTACTACCCTTCGAATCGAAAGTGGGCTAAAGATTTAATAAGCATAGCCGCAGCCTTCCCCACGCACCCAAACGATGATGTGGTCGATACAATGACACAGGCTTGGCTAAGATTACGCAAGGGATGGTATCTTGGGCATACTGAAGACCCAGATGAAGACTACGTTCCAGAGACGCAAAGGATGACACTATATGGCTGACCCAAATGTAATCCCGTTTGCCGAAGGCGCTCCAATGGACGATCTGATGGTCGAAACGCTGCCTGATGGTGACGTGCTAATCGGTGATCCAGAGCTAGACATGCAGGAAGAAATCGGAGACGCCCAGTTCGACGCAAACCTCGCAGAAGAAATCGACGCCCGTGAGCTTGCCCGAAAGGGCCAAGAGCTAATCGGCTTTTACGAAAACGACGAGGCCGCACGATCAGAGTGGAAAGAACGCTATAAGGCTGGCCTTAAAACTCTAGACCCTGACGGCGGCTTAGACGAGGGCGAAGACGAACGCGCCACCCGTGGCCTGTCCATCGTTGTTCACCCCCTAATCGCTGAAGCAGCAACCCAGTTCAACGCCAAGGCCATCGCTGAGTTGTACCCGTCAGGGGGGCCAGTTAAGACCGTCATCATTGGCGATCCAGACGAAAAGATCGAAGATCAAGGCCGTCGAGTTCGTGAATTTATGAACTACCAAATCACGCAGGAAATGGAATCGTACTTCCCAGAACTTGATCAAATGCTGTTTCACCTTCCACTGGTTGGGCAGACTTTCAAAAAAGTTTGGTGGAACGTAAACCTTGATCGCCAGTGTTCCGACTTTGTAAAGGCCGAAGACTTCTGCGTGGCCCCAGAAACCAAAGACCTGTACACATCTCCCCGATATACCCACATCATTCGTATGCCAAAGAACGAATACAATCGGTACGTTCAAAACGGCTACTACCTCCAGACAGAATATGCTGGCAGTGACGGCGTCCAGTCATCAGACGATGTGATTGGCGAAATCGAGGGCGTCGATGAGTACGGCGATGACAGCCAAGATGACGTAATGACGCTGCTAGAAATGCACGTCTATGATCTGTTCGATGGCATCGACGGCGAGGAAATGGACGAGGACGATGAGAACGACAACGCTGTCGCATTCCCCTACGTCATCACCATCGACTATAACAACCAGAAAGTTGTCAGCGTCAGACGCAATTGGCGCGAAGACGATGAACTAAAGAAACGCCGCGACTGGTTTGTGTCGTACAAGTTTCTGCCCGGACTTGGGTTCTACGGCTTTGGCCTCTATCACATGATTGGCGGTCTGGGCAAAGCAGCGACTGGATCGCTCCGCGCTCTGCTCGACAGTGCCGCATTCGCAAATATGCAAGGTGGCTTCAAGCTGCGTGGCCGTGTGCAGGGCGGTGATATGCAAATCAGCCCCGGTGAATTTGTCGATCTCGACAGCACCGTCGATGATGTCAACAAGGCCATCATGCCCCTGCCCTT